TTTTGTGTATTCTCTCTTTTCTCCCCGATTAAGCGATGTTGGGCAATCATATATGGCGAAGTGGACAGTTTGATTGAATATCTCGCCTTGCGGAATTTCCCATAATTCGTAATGGACGGGCTGGGCGTTGATATTCAATTTATCGTAAGTATCAATACACTTTCCTTTTTGAGATTTATAAAATTCTCTTAATCCGCTTTTGGCGAATTTCATCGCTTGGGTTCTCTTATCAATGTCGGCAATTTTTAAAACTTCTTCCATTGGCATTTCACGAGAAATGATTTTTTTCCATAATTCTTCCGTGAACATCACGCCATTAAGGGCATATAATTTAAATCCGTCATTGAACTCTACTGCCGCAAGATGATGAGAATTAAGTCTGCCATTATCATTTCTTCTAATTTGGGGCTTCCGAGAAACGATTGCTATTTTTTCAAAAAATAAGCACATCCAAGAATCAATCACACTATCTATGTATTCTTTCAATAATTCATAATTTTTATCTTTTTTCAAAAGTTCATTTTCAAAATAAAATAATTGATACACATACCATTGAATCCACGAAGAATCATTCGAAGAAAAAATGAAATACTCTTTTCCCCAGATATTTTCCCTGATATTTTCTCCGATATTTTCCCTGATATTTTGCCAGATATTTTGCTCGATATTTTGATGGATATTTTGCCAGATATTTTCTCCGATATTTTGCCTGATATTTTGCTGGATATTTCCCCTGATATTTTGTTCGATATTTTCTCCGATATTTTGCCAGATATTTTGCTGGATATTTTGATGGATATTTTGCCAGATATTTTCTCCGATATTTTGCTTTGCCAAATTAGCAAGTATCTGCGTTCCTAATGGACTATCCATAATTAACACAACTGGTTCCATTAACCCACACATTTTATATAATTTTTTAACGCCTTGTTTTATTTCTTCATCTGTTTTTTCTGTTCTTAAAGTTCTATCAATCCAATAGTTTCTAAACGGAATTATTGCTTCTTCTTGTTTTTTTGTAAATTTTTCTATTTTCATATTTTTTTAAAAAAGTTAGTCAATGACTTTCCGAGTGACACCATCTGCGAACCAATCTTTCTCTCTCTCTTGGATTTGTTTATACCATACATTTTTCGGTGTTCGGATAATCTCGTGGTCGGTGGTGTGGGTTATTTCCGCAATTTCCGAAATGGAAAAATATGTTTGCCCGAAAATATCTTTTTTGATTTCAAGATTATACGGATTTTTAACTTTTAATGTGTGAACGGAACCAGTCGCTTCGCCTCTGGCAAGTATATGCTCGCCATTGTGCTTGATAATTTCTCCTTGCACGGCACTAAATTCTGCTTCCGTGATAGGGAAAAGGTTTACGTCTCCGTGCCGCCTAAATAATACTTCTTTTTTGTTTGTCATATATTTTTTATAATTTTTAAAATGTCGGGTTATATTCTTCGGCGGGATATTATAATGTTGATTTTTTAAATAATTGGATTTTTCTTTTCAATAGCGCGCCGGCGGATATTTTCTTTAAGTTTTGATTTGAATTGTAATCGGAGTTCTTCGTCTTCGGGATGTGTAACATCTGTCGCAATTTCCCCGATATGTTGCATTTTAATTGTTTCACCATATTTTTCTGGCTGTTGACGTTCGATGAGCCACTTGGAAAGACTGATGTCACCACTAACAGGTTCGCCGTGAATGCGACGAGCAATATTTTCTTTTGATTTGAGCGGAAGTTTTTGGCGCATGCGGTCAAATTTATCTAAAAGCTCGGGATTTTTGTTAACCCAATTGTGATAAGTAGATGGTGAGACATTTGCATAATCACAAGATTCTGCAATGGTTGCGCCAATAGCAAAGGCCTGCTCGAACTTCTGGATAACCTCGGGAGTCATTTTTGTTACTCCGTAGGATATATTTCTTTTCCATATTTCTTTTTTTGTCGGTCTTCCCATATATTTATTATATCACTTTTATTATGCCACCCATTGGATTTGTTCGCCGTTCTTTACTATTGTCATATCCTGTTTGAATTTGCAATACCTTGATACAATACAATCCACATATTTGGGATCAAGCTCAATCAGGCGAGCTTTGCGCCCGAGCTGTTCGCATGCAATCAGTGTGGACCCGCTACCACCGAATGCATCGAGAACGATATCGCCTTTTTGACTTGTGCGTTTGAGTGCGCGTTCGGCGAGCTGAACTGGTTTTTGTGTCGGGTGGATATACTGCATCGTGTTGTCACGCTTCTGATACCAAACATCGAGGTGTTCGGCGAATGTTTTCTGATCGCCCGTCGTCCATAGCTCGGTGAATGCGGAGAATGTAAGGTCTTGGTAGGATGTTTGGCCTTGCTTCCAGCCCATGAGACAAGGTTCATAGATGCGGTGAAACTTCTGACCTGGCGAGAATATCATGCTGTTTTTGAGCCAGATTACTGTCTGCGAATAGTGCCATTTATTTTCGCGGAATGCGTCCATATTGATGTCGGTCAAACGCGATGCATACCACCAGTAAATGTTCGCGTCGATGGTCGAGAAGTCGTAGAGCTGTTTGAGGACTTTTTTGTAGAACTCCAGCGCTTCCTCAGGTGTTTTGTCGTCATTGAATATTCGGCCACCCGTACCGCCAAATCTTGTGGAATCATAACTGTATCCTGGACCTGTTGTTTTTCCTCTGCTTTGGCTCTTTTTGTCAACCGAATGATAATCAATCGAGTAGGGTGGATCCGTGAAGATGAGTCGGGCGCGTTCAGTGTGAAGCAGTTTTTCGTAGGTTTCAGCTTCGGTTGAATCACCGCATATAAGCTTGTGCTCGCCAAGCTCGTAGAGGTCGCCGAGTTTACTGCGCGGTTCTCCTACGCTTGCAAGATCAGGATTGTCCTCTTTGGTTTCAAGGATTAGGTTTTCGTTGAAGCCCGTGAGGTCAATCATTTCAAGCGACAATCCTTTCAGCTCTGCAATCACGATGTCCATATCCCAATCGGATTCGTTGAGTTTGTTGTCGGCCAAGCGGTAGGCTTTGGCGCGTTCCTCGTCGAGCTGGACTGTGAGCGTGGGGACTGATTCCATTCCAAGAGATAATGCGGCGATGTATCGGCCGTGGCCGACGATGATGACGTTGTCTTTGTCAATCACTATGGGCTGGTTGAAACCGAACTCCTTTATCGAGTTTGCGATTTTTTTTACCTGTGATTCCTTATGTTCCTTAGCATTCTTTGGATAAGGTTTTATTTCCGAAATTTTGAGTTCGATTATTTCCATTTTTTTATTCGGTTACTGTTAAAGTGACAGCATCAGTCAAACCGTTTGTGCTGAATGTGATTATGTGTTCTCCGGCTGTTTTAAATTCATAATGAAACCGGTAATAAGGAGTAATAATGCGGACATTATTTTCATATTTGGGGTAGACATTGCCCGTGCTGTTAATGGTTTTGTTTTGGGTCGAATCGGTTGATGTAATAATAACAACTGCGTCTTTAATGGGTATGCCGTTGTCATTGCGGACAATGAGTCCTAGTTCGATGTAATTCGATTCATCGACAATCTCCGATTGGGCTTTATATTGGCGGCCAAGGCCTTTGCCCGCGATTGGGCTGATTATTTCAATTGATGACATAGAAGTAGAAATTTGATTATTTGGTAATGATAATGAACTTGACTGTTGAATTATTGGTTGGGTTATTGGTTGGGTCGGCAAGCCTATGGGTTCTACTGTTGATTCGGATGATTGTTGTGATTTTAAGATTTCTTCATTGGCAACCATTATGGCGTAATTTGCTAAGGATATAGCTTGTGATTTGAATTCTGGCGTTACTGAAGCGGTTGAAACTGTTAACAATAGGGTGAACGCCGCTTGTAGTAATAATAATGCTTGTATCATAATTACATCATATGCCCCTGTTTAAGTCTGTCAAGCGGTCGTTATCCACAGCTATTTATCAGGTTCTTCTGCATCAACAATCATTCCCGAGCTGGTTAAAAGGATTGAAGCGATGGACACAGCGCTTTCCGCCCCTGCAATTAAGGAATCAATTGGATCCATGACGCCAACAGACATAAAGTGGCCTGATTTGACTGTAACAACATTTAAAACATGGTTTTCGTCTAAATTAAGGTTGTCTTCAATTCCTGCATTTTCCAATAATTGTCGAGACGGGTATTTGAGGGATTCATTGAGGATTGGGCTTGAAGTTTTAATCTGTGCAAGGGCAAGACCGGCGCCACAGACGACACCATGTTTGTAGGCGGAGCGCACCGAATTTATACAATCCTCGATTTTGTATTTAAGAGATTTTTGTTCGTTTTCTGTCGGAGCGCCAACTTTGATTACGGCGATTGAATTAGTAAACATGCCAAGGCGATATTGCAATGATTTCTTTTTCTGCTCGTCCTTTTCTTTTTCAATTACGGAATGCAGGCTGGTAATAGCCATTGCAATATCGCCTTTTTTACCGCCCGGGCATTCGATGATTGATTCTTCGCGTCGGCAGATAAATCGTTGCGCTCGGCCAAGGTCGGCAATTTCGGCATTCTCTAATTTATCGCCTTTTTCAACTGAAAATACTTTTGCGCCGGTAAGTAAGGCAAGGTCTTCGAGAAGAACATTACGGTCTTCCACATCCGGCAAGTTGATTGCCACAGATGGAAATGTGCCGAGTTTGCGCGTCTGCGGATTAATTACTTGAGGCTCATTAATTACAAGTGTTGCAAGGGCATTCTGCTCAACATTCTCGGCGATAATAACAAGATTGAATATTTTTTTAGCGGCCATTTTTTCCATAATCGGCATAATATCAGTGCTCTCTGTAAGCCGATAATCAGTGATAAGAATATATACTTTATCCAATATCGTTTCGAGGCGATCAGGATTGTTTATCATATAAGGACTGATATACCCCCGGGCGATTTGAACGCCGTTAGTAGTTTCGATTGTTGTTTCAAGGGTTGGCGATTTGTCAATTGTAATAAGAGCATCTTTGCCCAGTTTAAAATACAAGTCAGAAATCATACTGGCAATTTTTTCGTTATCGAATGAAACAAGAGCAACTTTTTTCAATTCATCTTTTGTTTTAATTTGCTTGGCGCCTTTTTTCAGCGCGGTTTTTAATTCTTCAAGGCCGCGTTTAAGCTCAATTTCAATTTTACGGCCATCAAATTTAGTTTTTCGGGCAACTTCATTGATGATTGCTTGCAATATAATGGCGGCGCCAGTTGTCCCGTCGCCAGCGCGGTCGTTGGTTTTGATTAGCACCTCGCGAATAATCTTCACAATTGCGTTTTCTTTTGGATCGTTGAGTTCGAAGTCGCGGGCAATTTGCACGCCGTCATCGACGACCATGCGGTATGGCATTTTATCTATAATAATTTTGTTGCTTGCGGGCCCGAAAGTCGGGCGAATTATATCCACCATTTTATTTACGGCCGATTTTATAATTTCAAATGTTTTATCGGTTATTATGTGATGTTTAATGCTCATATTTTTATGATACAATTTTCTGGTTTATAAAGTTTAAAATAAATTCTTTTTGTCGAGCCAAATCTCTGAGCGAAATTGCGGGCGTGGGCTTTGAGATAATCGGCATTCTGTATACGGCCTGTGTGTCCCTTGTTCCAGCGGAATTTTTTATTGCAAATTTGACATACTTCCCATTTCACTTGCGGATTTTCGTGAATGATTTTCAGGTCGTGTGGCATTCCGTTTCGGCATCCGTATCTCATGGCTTTGCATTATTCCAAAAATGCCAATACATCTTCGTCGTAAAGTAAGACGTACTCGACCTCTTTTGCGCCATTGTGCAGTTTAATTTTTTCACCGGCATATGCGCCAAAAATTACTTTGTTGCCCTTTTTTACATCTTTAATTTCTGGGCCTGTGGCGATCACAAGACCAACAGCCTTTTTTTCTTGTTCGATATTGCTGGGGGTTAATAATCCATGTTCCGAGACTCGGGATTTTTCAGAGTTGGGCTGGACGAGTATTTGTTTTCCCCTCGGAGTGATTTTTTGAATTTTCATTGTCATTGTCATTGTAATTGATTAATTGGGGTACCTCTACCCATTGCTTTATTTTTAGCGATAATATTCTCTCTAGCTTCGTCGGCTTCGCTCGGAGGTTCGATAATAAATCCTTTCGGGCGAAGC